AGCATAGCCGCAGGGCCAGGTAGTTCTTTAACGCAATTGGCATAGTTGAGCTCAGCCATAAACCACGACCAAGGGGCTTCGATGAACTTAAGCTCGTCGCACATCTTAGGGCAATCTTCGCGCAACTGATCAGAGAAACCTGCTGTTTCTGAGCCATAGCCCAAAGTCATCACGTTGCGCTTAGCAATCTTACGCCTTTGACTCGCCTTAGTAATTTGTAGCCAAAACTGAGGCGCTACCGACTTAATCTCGTCTTTGTACTCTTCGCGGTAAGCCGTAATAGTGTCCCACGCTTCCGAAACGTTCTCAGGAGACTTTGCGGCTTGTATCTCTTTTTGTAGATCAATCAGCTTAGCGCGATGCTTGACGAACAGCTCGTTTAAACCAGTATCAACCAAAGCCTTAATAGAAGCATAAGACGTGTCGCCTACCAGCGTGTACAAATCACCGGGCAATTCAGTAGGAACCAGGTTAACGTGGTGTGCAATGCTTTTATCGCGTACAAGGGCCGTGAGGTGCTGCGAGCCGTTAGTAGTACCATCGATGTAGCATATTAGACCAGAGTTAAAAGAGGTAACATCGCCAGAGATGCGTGCTGAGAGTATCTCCATAATCGTAGACAAAAATGACCAGCACGAAGACGCTTGCGTCCAGCTTAGATCGGACATTGGTGCAATTGCCCAGTTCATCCACTTGTCAAGGTTGTTTAAGCTGTATTGGATCCGATCATTGAGATTAAGCTTATCTTCGCCCCAGCAGTTTGCTGCATGGATTAGTAGCCAGTTGTAGCCATGATCGCCGAGCTCCACTTTCTTATCCAGAAGCAGTAGGCCTTTGGCGTTGTCAGAAGACTGCTCGTGGAAGTATCCTGAGGTAGGGTAAATGCGTCCACGAAAGTCAAAATTGTACCCATGATAAAAGGGCGCGCCTTGTAACTGCATAGCCGCCTTACCAACTTCGGTTGCTTCCATGCGCTTACCGTTGGCCTGAGATTTGGTTAAAAATGGGCTGTTATGTTCAAAGCACTCATGGTCAGAAAGCATTAAAGCGTTATACACCTTAAGCACGCGATCGTTTACCTGGAAGGCTGTAGACATTTTGCCGTTTAATACGTCAAACAGCATAGGCGTCTTGGCCTGCGACAGCTTGCCCAAGGTTTCAGAAGAGCCTTTGCGGATCATCTTGTCAAGCTTAGGGTGCGTGGTAGAAGTCCAAGGCTCGTAAGGAGTACTAGACGGCATAACATACGCGCTTTTCTCTTTAGTGATACACGCGACGATGCTGTCAAACTTAGTCCAATCGGTGATCTTAATGAACTTTGATGTGTACTTAGCTTTTTTAGCGCGCTTATCATACAAATCAACGATACCAAGATCAAACATAGTGGCTAGTAAAAACTTGCCACCTTTGTAGTTTAAAATACCGTCTTTAGGCAAACCAAGCTCTTGGCGTACGGTTTTACCTACAGCAGCACAAGTACCAACCATCGGACGATCAGAGGTAATGCTGATCTGCACAGCTTCCGCTATCAAAACCGCAAGATGCTCGGAATCAGCGTCTTTAAGGTACTTGGCGTCATAAGACATGCGGCCTTGCATTTTGAGCTCAATGGCAATAGCCAAATCTTGAAGAGTCATAAATTATCCTTATATTAACGGTTGTATAGTTTGCGCTGCGCCTGCTTTTGTGCGCGAGCTGCGCGTTTTACATCTTTGCCTTTTTTAAAGCGTTTGGCAGTACGATCGGTCTTAGTAAATTCAGTTTCCATATTAGTATTCTCGCTTTTGGTTAGTGTGGTTTTATTGTATCACGTTTTTCGGTAAAACTCGTATTATTATTAGACCTAAAAGTTATATGCTTATAACCAGAATGATAGGCCTTGGTATAAAACTACGCAGCGCGGTAAACGCTGCTTTTTGGGCCTTGGTTAAAACGTTTGATTAAGCCTTCGTTAACAAGGGCTTTGAGCGCGTCGTTAATCGAGTTAGCACGATCAGTACCTTTGCACGCAACCATAAGGTTTCGGCGAATATCTTCCGGAGTTAAAGCAAAACCGGCGCTGTTTACAAGGTTCAAGATGTTTGCTTTGTTAATTGCTAAGTTTGAAGTTTTCATATTGTTATTCTCTCGTTTGATTAATGTAGGAGTACTATATCACGTTTTTCGGTAAATGGCATATTATTATTAGACCGAAAAGTTATATGCTTATAACCGAAATGAAATACATTCCTATAGGAACTAACACAACCGGAGGATTTGCAATGGAAGACCAAAACCAATTTATACGACACACATCTTGCGAAGCCTGCGGGTCATCAGATGCCAATGCCCTTTATGAGGGTGGCTCAACCTATTGTTTCGGTTGCCAAGCCTATGGTAAACCAGAACAGGAGGACGAAGATATGGAAGAAGCATTTAAAGCTGTAGCACCATTTAAAATGCCAGAGCACACAAAAGGCTTTAGAGAGCGCGGCCTTACAACAAAGGTCTGTGAGTTCTACGGAGTTAAGTGCCAGATGATCGGCGATGTCATTACCGAACACTACTACCCTTACTACAAAGACGGCGAGCTAGTTGGCGCAAAAGTCCGTAGAGTAGCAGATAAGCAGTTTTCGGCTGTAGGCAACAAGCGGCAAGCTGAGCTCTTTGGTATGTCAAAGTTTAACCCAGGTGGCCGCAAGCTTTGCATTACCGAAGGTGAGCTTGATACCCTTGCGGTAGCTCAGGCCTTTATAGACAAGCACAAAACCGTCTATCCGGTCGTATCCTTACCCGATGGTGCAGGTTCAGCCTCAAAGGCGTTACTCCAGCATCGTGAGTGGATTAGGTCTTTTGACGAGGTTGTGCTAATGTTTGATAACGACGTCCCTGGGCAAGAAGCAACGCAGGTTGCGGCTAAGATCATTGGCGCTGACAAGGTACGTATAGCAACCTTTGCGGGTAAAGATCCAAGCGACGAGTATCTTACCGGAGGAGTTGGTGCTATAATGAACGCGGTGTGGAATGCGCAACCTTGGCAGCCCGCAGGTATTATTAACGCATCCGAAACATGGGAGACATACCAAAATGAGAAATCAGCAGTGTACCAAACATTCCCAGCATTCTTGCCAATGCTTAACGAGAAGATCCATGGGGTTCGTGAAGGCTCTATTACTATGCTTACATCCGGCACGGGGTGTGGAAAGACGACGTTTGTTAAAGAGTTTATATACAATATCCTACAGACTACTGAGGACCAGATTGGACTTGTTAGCCTGGAGGAGAGTACAGCTGAAACGGTTCGGGGGTTTATCAGCCTTGACCTATCTAAGAGGGTCGGACTACCGGGTGTTGACGTTTCTCTGGAACACGAAAAAGCTGCATTTGATCGCACTTTGGGTACTGGTCGGGTTCTTATGCTGGATCATCAAGGGAGTTGCGAAGACTCTTCTTTAATGGACAAGATGGAGTTCTTAGCGGTATCAGGCTGCAAATACATAGTACTAGACCATATTACGATCGCGGTAAGCGAGACAGCAGATGGCAATACTAATAGTGCGATTGATGCCCTAATGAGCTCGTTATTAAAAATGACTAAGCGCCACAACACTCACGTAACTTGCATATCGCATCTACGTAAAGTTGGGGGTGGCGCGAAGTCTTTCGAAGCGGGAGGTGATATCCAAATGGATGACCTACGCGGCTCAGGTAGCCTTAAGCAGATCTCAGCGCAAGTTATTGCACTCAGTCGAGACCTAGGCGCCGAAAACGAGCAAGCACGCAACACAGTACGTGTTAAAGTGTTGAAAGACCGGTTTACAGGTTATACTGGCCCTTGTGGTTGCTATACCTTTGACCACGATACCGGAAGGCTTAACGCCGCCGAAGATGTGAGCCTTGACGGCTTTTCAGCAACAACTATGGAGGCATAAGTATGAATAACGTTATAAGTTTTATCACCGCGGTAAGCCCACTAGAAAAAGCAACGGCTACTGGTCAAATGATTATTGACGGCGGGCTACTAAACGTCGATGACGCCTTTATGCAGCTGCTAGAGGACATTGACTCAGCATCTGATTACCTAGACGACATTGATATTGTAGATCCGTACGTATTACTAGAGGCGATGGGTGGCGTTTATGAAAGCTTAGGCCGCTCACCACAAAGCAGTGAGGCTTGGCTTATGCTACGCGATCTGTGTGATTTTATGGAAATAGCAGAGGAGTGCAAAGGTGAATAGACTAAACGATGCAACACCCGAAATGTGGGATGCAGGCGCAAGAGCCGCGCGAGGTGTCCGTGAGCCTGACTCCATGCAGATAGGCGGCAACCATTACGCTAATAAGCAATTCCAGCCTATCGAGTATATTACCGCCAATAACCTAGATTTTGCCGAGGGTAACATTATCAAGTACGTCA